CAGATGTTGTTCTAAAGAAAATTGATTATCCTACTAAATCTGGTTCTGAACATATTCAGCAATCATTATTTAGTATGGCTGATGAAAAAGATTATTAATAAATAACAGGAGAATTATCATGATGGATAAAGTTAAACACGGAGAATTATCTTCTGCTAATGAAGCTAAACTTATGAGAGGCAAATTGGAAATAGATCCAAATGCTAAAGTTAAGCATGGTAGCGTAGCAGGTGATGGTAAAGATAAAAAAGGTAAATCTAAATCCAAAGTTGATCCAGCTATTTTTAAAATGGCAGACCAAAAAGATTACTAAATTATAAATGGATGATAATAATAAAAAGCTTGGATACGAAGGAGCTAGTCATCCTCTAGTTGGTTATATAAAAAATAAATTTCAAGAATCTGAAACATCGAAGATATACGATGAAAAAAGATGGTTGAAAGCTTATAGAAACTATAGAGGAATCTATGGTCCAGAAATGGCTTTTCGTGATAGTGAAAAGTCAAGAGTTTTTGTTAAAGTAACAAAGACTAAAGTTCTTGCTTCATTTGGGCAAATCATTGAAGTATTATTTTCTCAAGGAAAATTTCCTTTAGGAATTAATCCAACTCCAGTTCCAGAAGGAATTGATGAATATGCTCACGTAAAGAATCCACAAGAACAGCCAAGTCAAGAGCCTGAAAGTCCATACGGATTTCCTGGTGATGGAAAACAAATTCCAGCAGGTGCTACTGCAAATGATTTAATACAATCAATTGCACAAGATTATAAATCTGTAGGAATGAATAGTGGACCATCTCCAACAGGTACTCCACAGATTGAGCCTGCTAAATTAGCAGCTGAAGCTATGGAAAAATTAATTCATGACCAGCTTGAAGAAAGTAAAGCAATAACTATATTACGTCATGTATTCTTTGAAATGGCTTTATTAGGTACTGGAATACTTAAAGGTCCATTTACTGATGCTAAAACATATCACTACTATAATACTGGTGAAGATGAAGAAGGTAATGAAGTTAGAGTACACGAAGCAAGAACTAAATCTATACCGTCAGTAGAAGCAGTATCTTGTTGGGATTTTTATCCAGATCCAAATGCTACAAATATAAATGATTGTGATTATGTAATTCAAAGACATTCATTTAATAGACATCAACTAGAAGCATTGAAGGACAAACCAATGTTTAATAGTGAAGCAGTTGAAAGATGTTTAGAAGATGGTCCAAATTATCAAGTTAGAGGATATGAATCATCTTTATATGATAGAGAAAATATTACAAGTGTTTATAAAAATAGATTTGAAGTTTTTGAATATTGGGGATCAATAGATAAAAAATTTGCAGATGAATGTAATATATCTTATGAAAGTGATTCTGATGTAGTACACATTAATGCTTGGGTTTGTGGCGGACATATATTACGAATGGTTGAAAATCCATTTACACCAAAGAGAATTCCTTATTTAGTTTGTCCATATGAATTAAATCCTTATCAGTTTTTTGGAATAGGTATTCCAGAAAATATGGAAGATTCACAAACAGTTATGAATGGTCATGCAAGAATGGCAATTGATAACTTAGCACTAGCAGGTAACTTAGTATTTGATGTTGATGAAACTATGTTAGTGCCAGGTCAGGATATGAAAGTTTATCCTGGTAAAATTTTTAGAAGACAAAGTGGTCAAACTGGTCAAGCAATACACGGAGTTAAATTTCCTAATACTGCAATTGAAAACTTGCAAATGTTTGATAAGTTTAGACAACTAGCTGATGAATCAACTGGTATTCCTTCATACTCACATGGAACTACTGGTGTTCAATCAACTACAAGAACTGCATCTGGTATGTCAATGTTAATGGGTGCAGCTGCATTAAGTATTAAAACAGTTATTAAAAACATTGACGACTACTTATTAAAACCACTCGGTGAAGCATTGTTTCATTGGAATATGCAATTCAATGATGATGCTCCAAATGTTAAAGGTGATCTGGAAGTTAAAGCACAAGGAACTTCTTCTCTAATGCAAAAAGAAGTTAGATCACAAAGACTAATTACATTTATGCAAACTGCATCTAATCCTGCACTTGCTCCATTTGTAAGATGGCATACTTGCTTAAAAGAAATTGCTAAGTCTTTGGATATTGATCCAGATCAATTAATTAATGATCCAGAAAAAGCTGCGATCTATGCACAAATAATGGGAATGGTAAATGGAACTCAAAACAATACAGCCTCTGCTAGAGGACAAAATCAAATGGCAACAACTGGACAAGTACCTGTCGGAGCTTCAGCAACAGATGTATCGGGAGCTGGAGGTGGCAACATCGGAACAGGCGGTATACCGATGCCAGGGGAAGCTGGCTTTAGTGCGTCAACTCAGGAACCTACAGGAAGCGAATAAACGAAGTAAAGAATAATGGCACTTTCACTAATTAGAAATAATCTTGGAAATTACTTTTTAGATACTGCTGATACGCAAGCATCACCAGTAACTAAAAAATTACCTTCTGAGTTTGAGGCATATCTTGGAGGCCAAAAAACAGAACTAGTTGGTGGAACTACATTAGGTGCACAAACACAACAAATATTAGAAAGAGAAGCACCAGGACAATTTAATTTAGAATACGATCCTGAAACAGGACAGTATAAACAAAAAGGTGAAGTTACTGGAGTTCAAACACAACAGTTTAAACCTATAACAAGTTTAGAAACTGCAACTAGTCAAGCAGTAACACCACAAGAAACTTCTCTAGAAAAAGCACAAAAAATTATTTCTGCAACTCCATATAAATCTGGAATGCCAGATATAGACGTAAGTCAATTAGCTGGTATGTTTAATCCACAGCAGATGTCTACTAAACAGCAATTAATTAATACTGCATTAAATGTTGGTGGAGATTTAGCAACAAATTATTTTTTAAGTAAAATGGGAATGGGTGGTAGTACAATACCAGGTGGTGCAATACCATTTACAACTCCATTACAAGGTGGTGCATTTGGACCATCAACAGGATTTATGGGTACTGCAGGAACTGCTGGTGCAATAGGTTATGGTGTTGGTAAACTAATGGGTGAAGATAGTAAAACTTCTACTGCAATGGGAGCAGGAGCTGCTATTGGTACTGCAGTTGGTGGACCAATTGGTGGAATAGTAGGTGGTGCAATTGGAAAAATAATTGGATGTTTCTTACCAGATACACTAGTTCAAATGAGTGATGGTTCAGAAAAAAGAATTATTGATATTGAATTAAAAGATAATATTGCAATTGGTGGTAGAGTATTTGCACTTGGTAAATTTGTAGTTGATAATTTATTTGATTACAAAGGAATTAAAGTTTCTGGAGACCATTTAGTAAATGAAAATGGTAAATGGTTAAAAGTTAAAGATAGTAAATTCTCTAAGTCATTAGGTAATGATGAACATATCGTTTATACTTTAGGTGCAGATAATAGACGAATGTTAATTAATAATATTTTATTTACAGATTTCTTTGACATTGAAGAACAAAAGGCTTTGGCAGCTTAATAAAGACTATCCAACGTTACAGCGATGGTTTAAAGAACATAACTGGGAATCACCAATTCCAAAAAATGTTTTACCAAAACTTGGAATAATAGTTGAGGATGTATGTGCTGCTGGATTACACTTTGATAGTAGTTCTAAGTTAGGAGTTATGTACGGAATATTTTCTAATCCTAATGTTTCTAAAATAACATTATTTAAAGAAATGAAAAACTGTATAGAAGGTATAAAAGAACTTGGAATAAAAAAGAAATTAAACTATATATATACAATAACTGGTGAAAAGTCTTTACATAAATTATATGAGAAACATTTATCCTTGACAATTCGAGAAAAGATGGTAAAATCATATATTATAGACTTACATAATACAAATAAAAATTTAGATTGGATATCAGAATAATATGGCAATAGACCCAATGGGGAGACCCACTACAACTGGAATGATGGATTCAAAACCAAAAGTACCTGCAGCTCCTGATTTAAGAGCTCTAGGTAAGGGGCAGCCTCAACCTCAAGCAATGCCAAAGGCTCAACCTCAAGCAGTAGAACCTGTAAGTGATTTAAAAAAAGAATTTCCAGAAGCTACTGATATGGAATTAGAATTTGCTGAAAGAGCAAAAAGTTTAACCGATGAAGATACTATAGCATTACAATCTGTATTATCTCCATCTGTTAGAACGGCATTAGGTAAAATAATACCAGAGTTCAAGGAAATTATGGACGCTTATGGTAGTAATGAACCTAATGTAGTAATACCTTTATCAACTGTAAAATCATTTGCAATGAAAAGGTATGGTGGACAAGATGAACAAGAAGCAATCAATAACTTTATGACTGACATTCTTGCTGATTCAATGCCACAACAACAACCGATGGAACAACAACAACAACCTGTGCCACCTAGACAAGGTTTAATGTCTAGCCCACAAACTTAAAAAGTTTCTGAGCTACCCTTATCCATAAGGCACTCAACCACATAGGTAAAAATAATGGAAAAAGAAAATGAAGTTCTTGAAAATCAAGAACAACAAGAAGAAGTATCTAAAGTCGAAGTAAAGAAGACAATAATACCAAAATCAAATCCATATCATAAAGATCATGGTGAAGATGATGATGAAACCAAAGCGTTTCTTTCTGGTAAATTGTCTAATTATCACAGAGACCAAAGAGAAAATAAGGCAAACACAGCAACCGAACAGAAGGACACCGATGTATCTGAAGAGACTGCAGAAAAATCAGAAACCAAGGCTACTCCTATCGCTGAACGCCCTGTAACTGCTGAAGATAAAGTCTTTAAGAAACGTTATGACGATCTTAAAAGACATTATGATTCTACTGTTCAAAAACACAAGGACGAACTTAGATCGTTAAGAACACAATTAGAATCAAGTACTAAGCAATTTGTAGCACCTAAATCTAAAGATGAATTAGAATCTTGGAGAAAGGAGTACCCTGATGTTTATGAAATGGTTGAAACCATTGCAATGACTAAGGCAGATGCTAGAGCAAAAGAGGTAGAAGAAAAATACAACTTCTTGCAACAGCAACAAGAACAAATTGCAAAAGAAAAAGCGGAAGTCGAGCTTTTAAAAATACATCCAGACTTTAATGAAATTCGACAACAAGAAGAGTTTCATAACTGGGCTGCAAAGCAAGATCCACTTATTCAAGGTTGGCTGTATGAAAATACATCTAACGCACAATTAGCTGCTAGAGCTTTAGATCTATATAAAATGGATGCTGGCATTAGCAAATTGAATAAACAGGAAAAAGCTGATGTAAAAAAAGAAGCTGCTAAAGCAATTTCTAAAACAAAGAAAAGTACTGACTCTGATATTCCTAAGAAAAAAGTTTGGACTATAAGTGAAATTTCTAGACTAAAACCTCATGAATTTGAGAGATTAGAAAAAGAAATAGATCTTGCGAGGTTAGAAGGTAGAATTGAACAACGTTAACAATCTAACTAATAACTAATAATAGGAGGGTACAACCATGGCTTTTGGAAGTGCTGGTGGATACGGAAACTTACCTTCAGGTAATTTCACTCCACAAATATTTAGTCAGAAAGTTCAAAAGTTCTTCAGAAGAGCATCAGTGGTAGAAGATATTACTAACACTGATTACGCTGGAGAAATTGAAAATTTTGGCGATACTGTAAAAATAATTAAAGAACCTACAATCACTGTACAAGATTATGCTAGAGGTACAGCTGTTTCTACTCAAGATTTAGCTGACGATCAAATTACTCTTGTAGTTGATCAAGGTTCATACTTTGCTTTCAAAGTAGATGATATTGAAGAAAGACAATCTCATGTTAACTTTGAAGCTCTTGCAACCTCTTCAGGTGCATACTCATTGAAGAAGAACTATGACTACAATGTATTAAAATACATTTATGACAATGCTTCTACTTCAGCTGGTAACACTGGAACAGATGCTTCACCTGTAACTGGTACAACTAACTCTAACACGTTAGCTGATATCGTTTCTGCTGCAAAATCTGTTTTAGACCAGAATGACGTACCAGAAGAAAACAGATGGTTAGTTGCATCACCTAAGTTTTTCCAACAATTAAGAAAAGCAGATGCAAAACTAGTTGACCAATCAGTAATGATGGATGGCGGAGTATCAGCTATCAGAAACGGTAAAATGACTGACAGACCATTATTTGGTTTCAATATGTATATGTCAAATGCTATCGTTAATGGTAGTACTGGTTCTGCTGCAAACAAGACATTCTCATCAACTAACACTGGTGAGTACATATTCTTATATGGACATATGTCTTCTGTTGCAACTGCTAACCACATTGCAAAAACTGAATTGATCAGAGATCCTGATTCATTCGCAGACATCGTGAGAGGCTTACACGTTTTTGGAAGAAAAGTTCTAAGAACTGAAGCTGTTTACTCAGGTGTTGTAACTTTATAATCGTAGGAGGATATAAACAATGACTGCATATAATAGTTCAAACTCAAACAGATTGATCAAAGCATCAACTGATAAAGTTAGAGTTATGTCAGAAGTTGTAGATTTTTCTTCTACAACTAACGCTGGTGGTCCAGATACTTTTGATGTTATAGGAATTCCTGCTAACACAATGGTACTTGCTGCTGGCTGTGATATATTGACTGCTGATACTGCTGGAAACAGTGGTACATTAGCTGTTGGTGATAGTTCAGGTGCTGCGGTATACGTAGCAGCTGCTGCTCCAACTTCAACTGGTCAAATGACTTTAGTTGATGACTCTAAAGCTTATTCATCTGGTGATGACATCAGATTGACTGTAGCTACTGGAGCAATTAATGCTAAAGTTAGAGTATGGGCAACTATGATTTCACTAGATAATGGTGGAACAGACGCTGATACTGACTCACAAACAGTAACATTTAGTTAATAACTAAACTTCTTGGGGGGATTAATTTCCCCCCTTGATATATAAACAGAATTTATCATTAGATAAATAGTGTGATGCCATAATGGATCACATTTTAACTCGCTAAAAATAGGAGATAATAATATGACATTTAATGTGTTACCAAATATGTTTAATTCACTTACAGTAGGATTTGATTCTATGTTTGATGAATTAGCAAAACTACCAACTTCAACTTTTCCACCATACAATATTGAAAAAGTAGAAGACGGTAAATATAAAATTACTTTCGCAGTTGCAGGATTTACTAAGAATGATATTGAAGTAACTTGCAAAGAAAATACTTTAAAAGTTTCAGGCAAGGTAGAAATGCCAAAGAATGCTGAATACTTATACAAAGGTATTGCGGAAAGAGCTTTTAATCAATCTTTTAAATTAGCTGATTACACAACTGTAGTTGGTGCTGAAATGAAAGATGGCTTACTTCATTTAGATGTAGAACAAAAACTACCTGAAGATAAGAAAGAAAAAAAAGTAAACATTAAGTAATTAACTTAAGGATCCCATCAGCCTATGGCAACAACATATTTACAATTAGTAAATAGAACATTACGAGAATTAAATGAAACTGAATTAACTTCAGCTACATTTAGTACAAGTAGAGGAATACAAACAGCAGTTAAAGATTTTGTGAATAAATCTATTCACGACATCTACAATGAAGCTGGAGAACTTCCAATTCTATATACTGAAACTACTCAACAAACTAGAGTAGGTCAACAAGAATATGCTTTGCCCGCAAATATGCGAAAGGTTGATTGGGATTCTTTTATTATTAGAGCTGGAGAATTAATTACTAACCCAGACTTTACAACTAATATAAGTAACTGGACTACTTCATCAGGAAGTCCTAGTTATTCATCAAGTGGTAATGGTAGAATTTTATTAAATAGTGCTGGTGTATATCAAGCAATTAGCACAGTTAAAAATAGAGATTATAGATTAGAAGTAAGATTAGTAGATACATCTTCTTCTGGTTCAAGCTTAACTATTCAAGTTGGAACATCTGCTGGTGATACTACAAATTTAAATGCAACTTTATCTGTAACTAATACTGGTGAAGGTAATGTTTATGATAGTACATTTACAGCAACTGCATCAACAACTTATATTACAATTTCAAATGGTACTGCAAATAATTTAGAAGTTGATTATGTAAGATGTCAAGATAATACAATTGTACCTACTAAATTATCTTTTATGACTTATGATTCTTTTTTACAAAATAGAAAACCAGTAGATGATAGAGCAGGTGATGATGCATATGATAAACCAGTATCAATTTATAGAAAACCAAATTATGGTTACTTTGGATTAACTCCAATTCCTGACAGAAGTGATTACATTATAGAATATGGTTACTTTACTACACATACAGATTTATCTGCATATGGAGATACAATAAGTTTACCTGATAGATTTTCACCACTAATAATAGATAGATGTAAATACTACACATATATGTTAAGATCAGACCCTCAGCACGCACAATTAGCGGATAGAGATTATCAAAGAAAACTAAAACTACTTCAAGTAGATTATGCTTCACCTCAAGAATATATGAGAGATGATAGAGTAATTGCTGGAAGTATTAACGTACAATTTATATAGGAGTTACTATGTTAAGACCAACAGATAAAAATATTCAAAGTAATATGAATTATAAATCAGATAAGGATAGAATGCAAATGGCATCTTTATCTGATAAAATGACTATTCCACAAATTAATGCATATGTTAGTGCTTATCAAAGTGGACAACCAGTAAAAGATTTAATTCCACCAGGATTAACTAAAACAGAAATATTACAGTTAGAAGAACTAGCAAAAAAACGAAGTGACTAATGCCAACAACAGATTTAATTTCACCCTTTGTTGTAAGCTGTGCTGGAGGATTAACACTTAACAAAGATGTTTTTTCAATGGCTCCAGGAGAAGCTTTACAACTTCAAAACTTTGAGCCAGACATTGAAGGTGGCTATAGAAGAATTAAAGGAAGTGTTAAATATAATACAAATATTGTACCACAAGTTGCTTTATCAAGTGAAAAAGTTGTTATGTCTGCAATTTTTAACTCTAAGGTTTATGCAGCTAGAGGTGGTACTATTTATAATGCTGGTTCTACTGGATCGTGGTCTAGTGTTACATCTGGGTTAACAACTCCTACAGTTAATTATAATTTTAGAATTTTAAATTTTAATGGTACAGAAAAATTAATTATTTGTACAACAGTTGATCAATACGCATTAAGTATAAATACAGCTAATACAGTAACTACATTTAATAGTACTAATGCTCCTGAGTATCCTAAGTATGTTGAAGTATTTAGAGATCATGTATTTTATGCAGGAATGACTTCTAATCCAGAGGAAGTAGTATTCTCTGAACCATTTAATGAAGATGGATTTTTACCTGCAAATGGTGCTGGAAGTTTTAGAGTTGATACAACTATAGTAGGATTAAAAGTATTTAGGGATGTTCTTTACATATTTGGTAAAGATAAAATATACAAACTAGCTGGATCATCAGCTTCTGATTTTGTAGTACAACCTGTAACAAGACAGATTGGTTGCTTAGATGGTGGTTCAATCCAAGAGTTAGGTGGAGATATAATATTCTTAGGACCAGACGGATTACGAACTGTAGCAGGTACAGATAAAATCGGAGACGTAGAGTTAGGTTCAATATCTAGACAAATACAAGCTAGAATTGATGAG